TCAATCCTTTTCATATTTTTCTCTGTAATCAATTTGAGCCAAAGTATCAAAGACGGCCACCCAGTCATTGCCCATTTTTGCGGTTTCCTCAAATGACAAATCAAGCCCATAATTGCGTTTGAGTATGTCTTGCAGTTCAATTATGAGTTCGTCGCTTATCATATCGGCTTAAATAATAGCGAACGATTAAGAACGCCATTTTTGAAAACTAAATTATCAAGCCGGTATGCTTTGTATTCCACTTCGCCGACCCACTCGCTCTCAAATGTCTTTTCAAATGTAGGTGTAAGTAAAGATAAAAACCTTTCAATAAATTTGGTAGCCAGCCAGCCCAAAATTTCAATTGGATCTGTGAGAGTTTGCGAACGAAAATATTTTTTCTTGCCAAAAGTTCGTTCGTCAAACATATCTTTGCTTAAATACTTGCAAACATACGCCCCGATGTTGTCTACATTGTTGAGCGTTTTAATATCTATATTTCCGTGTCCCCAAATTTCAGTTATCTCTCGAAAATGGATAAACGGCATATCACAAAGCAAGTGATAATGCACCGCACCACGCTTTTGAAATTCAGGAATAGCCAAATATCTAAAATTCGGATATTTATAATTCATCCGTTTGATAAACTGATTAAACAGATAATTGGCTTGTTTGAGATCTGTGATGTTCTCGGCAAAAGTCAAAGTCATAAATTTACTTAATTGCGGGTTGGAATTTATCAATCGTCTTATTTCCGTTCGTGTGCGATTGACGGAGTAGGCTTGTTTTTGTTGTTGTAATTTTATTCTTTCAAATATATCTAATTGTTTTGGCTCTTTTTGAGGCGTATTGTTATTATTTTCTTTCTTTTCAAAGTCCCGCCAGACACTTTTTTTATATGTATAAACTTCAACATGTTTACCAGACACCACAACTCTCGTGTTGTAGGTAAAGGCCATAACAATTTTTCGTTAGATGTGTGGATATAATCAAGATTAGATAGTAAGACTGTATTTTGTTTCAAATTCCTTGTGCCAAGCAATCTTTTTTTCGTCGTCAGGCAGACCGACGAAAAAAAAGATATGCTTGCCAACCCAAGACAATTTAATTAACAAAGATTACCAGTAGTTTTTACCGTATCAGGGCTATATATTTTAGCGTCAGCTTTTCCCAAGTAAAGGTAGTTCAAAGACTCCACCTTGACTAAGGCAAGCTATCAGACGCTTTAATTTAGCCTTGTCTAATACGGCAATAAACAGCCTTGTCGTATTGGGTTTATTTATTGGCTGTTTTTTAATTGTATGGAAAAAATAATTTCCAACTGGACCGGTTCAGAATTTACTTCTGAATATGTCCGCCGTCAGATTCTTACTCGCTGGGGCGAGGAAGAAGCGAACAATTACGATCCTAAGAGTAATTGTTTAACTTTTAACCGTTGGCTTAAAAACGGTTATAGAGTTAGAAAAGGCGAAAAGGCTTTGCACTCCTTTATTGTTATTGAACAAAAGGATCAATATGGCAAAGTTATTCGCCAATTACCGAAAAGAATTTTTCTTTTCTACGCTTGCCAAGTCGAGAAAATCGGCGAGGCAAAAAGTAGTGAATCCTAACGGGTTCACTACTTTTTTTGCTGTTTATGATACGCAGGGATATTTTCAGCTTTTGGAAGTAGTCCAGTGTTATAGTTTGAGTGTTCTTTTTTGTATTCTCGGTAATATGGAAATTCAGGGTACTTGATAAAATTAACGGCTTCATGGGTGTTGTAGCAGTTGGCTTTGGTTTTATTAAACAAAAACAATTTTCGTTTTACTGCTCGTCGTCTTAGGTTGTCATCCTTTAGATCTTGAAGTTCAAAGTATGAGGCCATAAAGATAAAACGAAATAGGTTTTTTACTTCTAAAAAGTGTTGTCCTAAATCTCTGATTCTTTTATCTATGTTGCTTGTATGTTGTACTCCGGCCCAAATATCAAGTGGAATAATATTACCGTCTTTGTCTTTTTTAACATCGTGCCTATGAGCCGAGAATTTTTGTTTTGCCGAGGGAGGCATTTCTTGCCACTCACGAGAATCAAAATATCCTTGTGCTTCATCAACAAAAATTTGTCCGCCTTTAATATGAAGTAGTTCGGGAATTTCTGACCAGAAATATACTTTGCCCAATTTTTCTTTATTGAGTTTTTTCTTTTCAACATAACCGCTAAAATCTAGTTTCCAGTTAGCATATACATCATAGCCTTTTAAAAACATTTCAAGAGCTTTGTAAGTCATGAATAGTGTTTTGCCGGCTCCGGGTTTTCCGGTAATTATGGTAATCATATTTTAAGGTTTTAAGAATGTTATCATTTTAAGAACAAGAGTAATGAGAAATAATGTCATTTCCACAAACAAGACAAGAAGTAATATTTTAAACAAAGAGAATATTGGAAATATTAAGTCTATTTTTGAGAATGTTGGAATAATAGTTGCAAACGCATTATTAACCGCAGTAATAACAGAATTGGAAGGGTCGGCTTCTGGTAGGAGTGAGAATATCTTTACCAAAATTGTTTCAATTAGATTAAACATAGCGGTTATTCGTTATCACTAAATAAATGAGTAATGCGAAAGATCACATACACGGCGAAAATGAGCCACAAGATCGCCACAATATATGGTTTAACACCACTTGCAAAATACTTAACTCTGCTATCGCTTGCCGAGAATATCTTAATATCAAGATCATACTCGCCATTGCCTGATACAGATTTAAAAGTAATATCCAAGTCATCGCTTGCGGGAGCAGAATAAGTACCATTAAACATATTGTAAAATCCGTCGTGGAAAGCAAAGTAATAATTGAAGACAATTTTTGTGCGTAGCATTTCAACTAAACGAGGAAAGAAAAAATCATAATCATCCTCGTTGTAGTAGAAATCGAGATCAGATACAAACAAACCGAATGGATATTGTCTTTTCATTTCGCCGTCATCTGTAAGTTGTACTACATAATGAATTGAATCGGTTGAAGAAGCCATTAGGTTTACTTGATAATTCCAAGTATTGGCCATTTGGTCTAAAGCAATACTGTGATAACTACCATTAAGCAAATCACCGTTTGAATTATATTGTTTAATTGTGAAGTTTAAATTTGAGAGGGTTGATGATGTTGGGTAGATAAAACCAAAAGTGAAAAGACTTGAAGTTGTGCCAGAGGGTAAAGTTAAAGCCGTGTCAAAAATCGGTGATTTAATTTTAATATCGTAATCGTCGTAATAGTCAAAATTAAAATACCAGTCGTCGGGATAGCCCTCAATAATTTCAAGGCCTGATAAAGTGATATAGTCCATTAAATCGTCATAGTCCACGCAATCGCCTGATACGCTGGATATTTCTCGGGCAATAAGTCGGTGGTTGGTGGCTTCGTGATAAAACTGACCGGAAAATTCGTTATCTACACAATCAACATTGTACTCAATATTTTCATAACCCAAACAATCATTAGTAAAGCCAATTCTGTTCTCGCCGTTTATGGGGCAAGTGCCTGAAACAGTAATATAGCTGTCATTTATTGCCGGACTGTCGTTGTCATGGCTAGTTATCTCAAACGGAATAACAATCGGATCTGAACTGAATATTTTGAAAAATATATCAGTTGATTCGCCGGTGGTATATCTGGTCGCCCCTTTGTAATAATATGCTTGTCCGTTTGGATAATTCTCACTTGAACCTAAATAATTTGAGTTGTTGTACATTGTTCTAAGTAATGATCCCGGCTCGTTATCCGCACTTGCCGAACTGTTTAAAAGCACAAAATAATTGGTATTGCCTGAAACAGAAACCGGAGTATCAAAAGTGAAATACGCCCATTTGTAATACAAGCCGTCATTTGTTCCACCCTCATCGCCAGCATTACAACTAGCGTCATAGTTAATCATTTCGTTTAATTCTTCGGCGGTAAATACTTTTGAAGCTAAAGGACTTGAACAACCTGCATACCAACCGTTTGTCGCTGAATCACACAAAGTCAAAGTTTTTGGCTTGGTAAAATTACCTAAACGACAAAGTTTAAAGGCGACTGTACTAATTGCTTCCGTGTTAGCCGTGGTAAGAAATTTTTGTCCGTGTCCTGTTTCGTTTACTACACGAATAAACCATGTGTACCAGTTTGAAGCCGGACCAAAATCTACGATGTCGCCTGTTGGACTATCTTCTGCTTTTGTTATCTGAACGAATAACAACGATGTGAATAGAGTTATTATCAATAGCAATAATATTTTAGATTTACTGTATTTTTTCATAGACATATCTGATTTTGGTGTTGAATCTTTTTTCCTTGTCGCTTAATTTTTTAAGTAAAGAATTTACCACCTCATGTTCTTCAAGTTCACAATATTCAGGATCTTCATTAAATTCTTGATCTGACAAAAAATCTTCTATACACTCAAGAAGCATATTGAGTAAAAAATTTCTTTCGTTTTGATTTATGTATATACGCATATGTTTTTTGTTATCAGTTTAGATTTAATAATTTTAATTCGTCATGCCTGTTAGCGGGGGCTTAGGCCATTTGAAAGCCAGCCCCCGCCAGACAAACTCTATTTCATGAATCTGCGAGCTAAACGCCACACGAAACCGATTGAAAAGATGATCACACCAACGATTACGATGTTTGCGATGTTAGCGGTTATTACACCGACAACATTTTCTTTCATCGTATCAACTACCATACCGGTAGTAGAGGCGACATCTGAATCCACGGCTGCGAAAGCATTAGTTCCGGCCAATAATCCACCGGCAACAGCTAGGCTGAAAGCGGTAATTTTGGCTTTAGATCCAGTCAATAGACTTTTGATTTTGCTCATCATAGTCTTATTGATTAAATTTTCCTTATGAATAACAATAATATGCCGACCACTGTTCCCAAACACACACCAAGAACAATCGCTTTAGCAAAGACTATCCCAATAAGTAGGAAATCATCTAAGTAGCACGAATTGTTTAGTAAAGCGTATAGAGAACACATATTACTTGCCTGTGGTTATTGCAAAGAAAATACTCAAGACTACCAAAAGCGAGAGAGGAAGGATAAGGCTCAAACCTAGTCCGGCAAATATGTTGTTTATTAGTCCTGTCATAAATTTAAGGTTTGAAAATGAGTAAAACGATTACTACCGTAAGCAAGCCAAATAATAGTCCAAACGAAACTGTAATAAGTTGGCTGAAAAAGTTAATCAGATCCAACGCTTCGTCGGTTAAGGCATAAGTTGTGCTTGCTGTTATGAGGAAGTCCATAACTATTTTTTGTTAGGAATGTAGTAATCGGCAAAAGCCCTCTTTCTCTTTTTATCAACAATGTGATAAGGGTAAATTTCAATATCTAGTGTTATTGTTTCACCCTGTTTACCGACTTTTAGATCCATATCGGATACATTTACCTTTATTGGGTAAATACTACCGACTGGCTCTATGAATAAAGTTCGGCTTTTTCCGGGCGTTCCGTCTTTACATGTATATTCCCGGAGTTCCTCCTTTTTGAGGACACCTGTTAATTTAAACATAATGGTATGTTCTTTAATTTTTGAATTAAGTCCGCAATCGACCTTTTATTTTGCGTGCTTGTATTGTAGATAAATGGAGTTCCCAAAACTTACCCGGAACTTTTTTGGGAAAAATAAAAAAGCCCCTATTTAAGGGACTTTTCGGCTATATTTTTTGGGAATTTTTATTGTTTTTTAGATGTATTTTTTATTTATTTTTATTTTACCTTTA